CTAGTGCCCTGTCGATCCAAATCCACCAGTTCGAACGCCATCAGCCGCATCTCCATCTGCAATTAAGAAAGTAGCAAAAACAGCCTGGACAATACGCTCCCCAACTTCAAGAACAACCTCTTGGTCTGTGATATTCTTCATCTGCGCAAAAATATGCCCTTCATTTCCAGGATTTCCATAATAATCCCCATCAATGACCCCAACTGAGTTAATTAAAACCAAGCCCTTCTTACGAGGATTTGAAGAACGATCATAGAGGTAGAGAACCTCAGTCGGCTGCATATAAGCCTTAACCCCTGTCGGAACCAAGACAATCTCTCCTGGCGCAACAACTGTACGCACAGCAACCTTTAAGTCGTAACCAGCCGCATGCGCTGTCTCACGCTTGGGCAATAAATTTTCATCTGTAAAACTCGAAACCAATTCAAAACCACGAATTTTCATAATTTTCTCTTTTCTATTATCATTTATTCTAGATTATTCTATCTTATTTATTCGGAAAAAGCACGAAAAAAAGAGCACACAACAATTATAGGCGATACGATAATTTACACTGTTTCACAATACGTTGAAATTTAGAGCTTTAAAGCGAGGGCAAAGTTGATTTTTTACATCGTTTTACAGAGGTTTACGACACTTTTGCCCCTTTTTTGCCCCTTTTTTAAAACAAAAAAACCGCAAGCCTGAGCCTGCGGTGAAAGAACAATTTAGAAAGTTTCCTTTCTATCTATTTAACTGTAATCAAGCCATCTGGCTCTACTGTGAACTCTGGCTTGTCTGCCAGTGTTCCGTCTGGTTTGAGGTAGTACCAGCCTGTTCCGTCCGCTGACTGGATAAAGGCATTTGATACCATGGCGCCTTCTTTAGCGTCTAAGTAGTACCAAGTGTCCTTGTACTTGACCCAGCCTGTCTTCATGGCACCTTCTACATCAAAATAGTACCACTTGTCAGCGATTTTCTTCCAGCCTGTGGCCATTTCGCCTGATTGGTCAAAGTAGTACCAATTACCGTCTGTGTGCTTCTTCCAGCGGTCTGCAAGCATATAGCCTGAGCCATCGAAATAATACCAGGTACCGTTGATTTTCTCAAACTTATCTTTTGGATAAGAGCCGTCTGAGTGTACGTACCAGTAGCCAGTGCCATTTTTCTGCCAGCCTGTTGCAGCTCTCAAGCCGTTTTCGATGTCTTGCTTAAACTGTTCACGGCTAATGCCCCATTTAGCAAGATATGGATATGGATCCACATGGTCTGAGTGGTTGTTTGGTTGGTTATTGGTACAGTATTCATGCGTCTTGATACCTGCCAAGTCGTCTGTATCAAGAGTCTTCGGCAAGCCTGCTTCGTCCGCTAGATTGCGTAGCAATTCGATATAGAGGCGGTAGTCCGTCATGAACTCTTCTTTAGTTGAATGGCTTTCAATCAGTTCAACCGCTGCATAGGTCTCAGCATTCCAACCGCCCCCAACATCCCAACTTCCGTTGTTCACAGGTCCTACCTGCATGATGCGACCGTTCCCAACAACGTGCGAGAAAAAACCTAATTCTGGGTCTTTCCGCCAGTGATAATCCGCTTCATTCTGTCCGGTTGAGTTACGGTTGCCTGTTGAGTGAGCATGTACTTGTCGATAAGGCTGCACCCCAACCTGTGGCAAGCCTGTACGTAGTCTGTTTCTATCGATATCCATTCCCTATCGTCCTTTCCATGCGTCATTCATCTGCTTCACTGCTGACTCTACGAAGGTGTCTAAGTCTTTGTCAGTCATACTGATATTGTATTTTGTAAGCTCAGCACGAATTTTAGCGCGAGCCTGTGCCAGTTTTTCATCTCCCTTGTAGCCAGTTTCAGCAGCTACCTGCTCCACGGCATTAACTGCGTTCTTGGCCAAGATTTCAACAATCTTGATAGTCTTTTCTCCACCTTTTTTGACGAGGTATTCCTTGACTGCCCTAACTACAACCCCTGCCAAAATGACTAGGATGCTGATTGCTCCATTAGTAATGATTTCAGTAATTTGTTGCATTTGTTATTCTCCTTTTTCGATTTCTTCCATGCGGTCGTTCATGCGAACCATTTCTTTTTGAATGTCTCCGACCGCGTGAGTGATTGTGGTTAATTCTGTAGTGGTCTTTTCTAGATGAGTCATCAAACGCTCTTCTCGTCTATTAGAGTCGGCCTTTGATTGCTCGTGCAAATCCATAATCTTCTTCTCTCGCTTGTCCGAAGTCTTGATAAGATATCGAATGATAATAAAGAAAAGCAAGATAAACAAAATCGCCCAAGCTACCTGACTTTGAGCGATTTTTTCAGCTTCTTCAATTGGCATACAACCTCCTATTCTTTAGGTTCTACCGTTGGATCCGTCCAGTCAGGATTGCCCTCTGCATCAAATTTCATGATATAGAATTCCTGATTCAACAGAATGGCTACGTTGATTGTTGTGATTGTACCACCCCACTGGTTGAACGCCCAAACGGTTTCAACATCCTTGAATTGGCGACGGCCATTTACGAACACAGGACGTTTTTGAACATCACGATACATATAGAAGTCATCGTTTACATTCTTGCAACGAATGAACTCTCCACTTTCTTTCATGTAGCGCAAAGCACTCGCAAGATCAAATGGTTCTGTGATTTTTGTAAGGTCTAGCAAGTTATCTGTGTTTTGAATTGTTTTTGCCATGTCTATTCTCCTTTGTCTGCTGGTTTAGTTTGTTCATCAAGCAGAGCTTCCAGCTCATCCACTCGTGCTTGAAGTCTTTGATTCTCTTCCCTTTGCTCATCCAACTGAATACTCAAGACATTACTTGTAATCATCGAATTTGTTGAAGTTGTTGACATTTCACTAATTGTCATTTGTAAGGCTTGGTTAAGCTGTTCTGCGTTCATTTTCTAAGTTCTCCAATCTATCTGTTCGTTTTCTATTTTCAAGAGCAAGCTCCTGAATTGCTTTAAGTGCGATATTGGTCAACATGTTGTTATTCATGCTATTGTTTTCTCCATTTTTTCTATTTTTTGATTTAATTCTTGAATGGCCTTGATTAAGTAAGGAACTAAAGCGGTATAGTCTATATGTAGATAGCCATCTGGATTCTCAGGATCTCGTGAAACAATTCTTGGAACGATGGTTTCAGCCTCTTGAGCTATTAGACCAATCTCCTCATGTTTCTTACTTTCGATGAAATCAAATGCAACCATTCTTAATCTGTTGATTTTGTCCAAGGCTTTCACAGCTGTATCTGTGATGTTCTCTTTTAGGCGTCTGTCTGATTTTTGTTCCATCCAATACTTCACGCTACCACTACCGACCTGATTCCACCAAACAACCGCATTCCTTCCGCCTTTGGGATTCCAACCATCACCAAAGACGTCTTTACTTCCAAGTTCGATACCATTTGAAAACACAGGAGAACGAGAAAAAGTAGTATTCCCATAAAAGTTTGCTCTCGATGAATTCGAAAAGTCAACCTTCCCATGGAAATCTGCTCCGTTTCGGCAATACATATTTCCTGATGTTGTTACATACCAAGCATTGGGGCCAGGAGAGTTCCAACTGTAACCCCAGTTCGCCCAAAATGCGGTATTTTCGCCATTATAGCCTCCTCCTTCACCATTCCCCATGCCAACTGAGAATTGGTTGATACCAGAAATCCAGCGACCTCTTCCTTGAGCAAAACGCCCAATAGTGAATCCACCGATTCGTCCTTGATAGGCTTCTAGGAAGGTTGAACTAGAAATGACGGACTCAACCTTAGTAGAGAAGATACGTTTAGATGTCAGTTGGTCAATAAAAGCGTCATTTGCAGTCATTTTCCTAATAAACGCAGCATCAAATCTCACTTTATCAGCCGTGACCGCTTCAGCGTCTAATATCGTAGTCGTTACCGAACCAGCTTCAAAATTGGCCGTTTTGAGCTTATCAACCATGGCAGACTTGATGACTGCTCTGTCAATCAGGGTCTCGCCAGTGATGTGGGTCAATTTCCCAACAAAGCGGTTATGTCCATTGGCTCCTAGATTAATGCCCGAAATCAAATCACCTGCACTGTTGATGTTTTGAACCGACCAGGAACCTGCCAGCTGCCTCTGAACGGTTTTCAGATGGTCGTTTTTCGATACTTCAACCTGAAAGAGCTGATGGGTCATAGCCATTCTTGCAATCGTATTTGCAATCCCGTTTTTACTATTACCCAGAATCCGCTCGTAAAGTTTACTGGTTTCCTTAACACGCTGGAAGTCAGTCTGATTAGCCTTACCAGCTATTTGAGACGTAATACTTGCAAATTGTCCATCGACTGTCTGCTTGTACTGAGCGATTTTCCTAGCTATATCATTGTTCGTCTGGGTGCTTATCGCACTAAATCGACGTTCTAGACCTCTCACATCTTCTTGATAAGCCGATTTCCCAACATAATCTCTGGATATCTGCTCACGAACCGCGCTGACTTGACGAGCGCTCTCCTCACGAGTATAGCGCTGTAGGGCTTCCTGTCGCTGACCATCTTGATTAACGTAACGCTCAACTGCTGACATCTTAGCAGATAGGCCATCAGCTGTTTTCTGAAATTCTGTTTTTGCTAGAGTGATTTCACTTTTAGCTCCAGAAATCAAATTATTCGTATCAGTTTTAAGTTTAGCAAATGTCTCTGTCAGACCAGCCACATCTTGTCTAACTTCAGATTTCGTCGCAAATCCGTCCATCTGGCCAGTCATGCGACTAAGGACCTCTGTGGTCGTTCTGCGGTACTCTGAAGCTTGATTGACCTCACTTGTGACCGTCTGTTTCAGAGCGTCCAAGTCACCTGACAGAGCCGTTTGTGCGCTCGTAGTCTGCGACTTAAACGCTCCAAGTCTAGCGACAGAATCCAGTCCAATCCGCTTAACTTCCTGTGCAAGCAGGGTACTTGCGCCAGCATTTCGCAAAGCTTCCTCAGCCTTGCGCTTAGTTTCTTTCAATGGCCCGTTGTCAAAGCTATTAAAGCGCTGATTGATAGTGTCAGACAGTTCTTGCTTGACTTCTTCAGCTCTGGCTTTGGCAAGTTCTACTTGATCGTTAAAGTCTTTTTTGATTTTGTCGACCTTTTGGTCAGAATCTTTATCTGCTGCTTCAATCTGCGCTTGGATTTTGGCTTCAATGCCATCTTGTTGCTTAATCTGCTTGGTAATCGTACCCTCGTAAGAATACTGGGTATCGTTTCCGGCCTTACTATCTGCACTGATACGACCTCTCAGACCACCTTTAAAGGTAAAGCTCTGACTTAACACGGGAACTTTAAAAGTCTCTTTCTTGTTGGTCTGAATGGTTACCCACTGCCCAACCTCAAGTAACAAATGTCCTTGGTAGTTGAGATTATACGGATAGTAAGTTAGGTTTTTCAGTTTGTAATACAGGTCATTTAAAGCGCTCTGGGTCATGAAGACATTGTCCAGTTCCAAAGACCGACCTGTCTTCATACCGACCGTCAGAGACTTCTTGTCCGTCTTACAAGTGATACCAGATATCTGATACTCAATCTCACTCTTGGTCAAGCCATACAAGAAGTAACTGTCAGCGTTGATCGTGATATTGGACTCAGTCAAATCACGGATTTCCATCTTGCCTTCTCTGTTGAAGAAACAAGACATCCCAATCATCTGAGTCATAGCGCTCAGCATATCCCTAAAGGAAAGTTTCTTGCCCTCAGGAACTTGCTCGATATGGTAACGCATAGCGCTGATTCCGAAATAGTCATTCGCTAACTCAATGCCTGTTTTCAGGCAGATTTCCTGAATAACCTCTCGTACTTCAGCTGGAAAATGTAAGTCCGTCACATACTCACGATTGAGCTTAAACATACCATCCATGAGTTCAAGCGTGGTTGTGTTTCGGTTTCGGTCAATCTCAATATCATTGATGAAGTATTCCCCCATCTTAACCCACTGGTAGGTAGTCCCAACCAATAGACCAATCTCAGGGTGTAGTATATCCAGTTTATTGAACGTGGTAATGATACTGGTAAAGGTAATCTTACCGCTACCGGCACACGTTCCACCGGGTTTGTAAGTATCGCCTTTGATATAGCCATACTCAAAACTAGCCTCTTTGATATCTCGTGAAGCATAATCACCAACACGAATAGCCAGCGTCCTATCCTTGGCAAACATAGCTCTGTCAAACTGTCGTCTGATTAAAGCGTCCATTTTCTCACCTCTCTACCAGATTAAATTTAGCGCCAGACCAAGGTTTAAACTTCTCAGTAAAGCTATAGCTAGGAGCTGTCCTATCACCGACGTAGAAAGTCCCAGTCGTCTGACCTTTAACAGGGTCAGGATATGAGACCTCAAAAAAGACTGCTGAAACAGCATTTAAAAGCTGACTCATTTCTTCCTGAGTCAGCATGCCCCATTCACAGTCTAGTTTTCGTTTGGTCGTGATACGGTCACGCACCATATCGCCATTGGCATTACGCCCTGTCTCTCCATCGATATCTTGAATACCGACTTGAAAAGATTTGGGAGGCTTCACAGCCACCCCATTGATTGTCAATTGTGCCATTTAACCTCCTAAATCTTGAGCAAGGTTTGACCTGCTCGTTCATGTTCCTTGTTGATTTCTTGGATGGCTACCCGTCCGAACTCATGGCCTGCGATTTGGATAACGATGTCGCCGTCGCCAGAGAATCCACCTTGTGGACTAACACCAGCCATGGCATTTACTACCGCACTGCTGACTACTCGTCCAAGTGTTTGGATAAATCCTGTATTTTCAAGTGGTACGACCGCCTCTTTACCAGCTTCACCAATCATGGCGATTGTTGGACTATCGACGATACCACCACGGGCAAGACGAGGGAGGCTAACTGTGCTTACACTACCAACCCATCCTAGACCAGGTAAGTTTCTGACAACGCCTAAAACTCCATTAATCATTCCGATGAAACCATTGACTACATTTTCAATCGTTCCAAGAACCGCATTGACCGCACTCTTAAACGCTCCACCTACTGCCTCGCCGACCATCTGACCAGCATTAACGAAGATACTTTTGACAGTATCCCAAACGCCTTTAAAGAAGTCGCCAATAGAACTAAAAGCATCTTTTACTGCGTCAAAAGCTTTTCCGAATATCTCGCCAAACCAGCTCGCTACTTTAGAAAGCGCACTTGTAACATCGTTCCATCTATCGCCAAACCATGAACCTAGTTTGCTAAAGATGTTTGTTAAGCCAGTCCATGCTTTTTGGAACATATTCGTAAACCATGCCCCGATATTAGCTAAAGCACTAGTCACATCCGCCCAACGTTGTCCGAACCATGAGCCTAGATTACTGAAGATGTTAACGATAGCATCCCATGCACCTTGGAACTTTTCTCCAAACCAAGAGCTGACACCAGAAAAGATAGCTACAATTGCGTCCCAAATGCTTTTGAATATTGCGACAACAACGTCCCAAAGCAGTTTCAATACACCAGATACAAGATCAATAATGCCACTAAAGACGCTAACTACTATATCTTTTAATCCGCCAAATATACTCAAAAATCCTTCTTTGATTTTTTCGCCATCTCCAGTTAAAAGTCCTGTAAGTACATCAAATACCCCTTTGATGATATCAGCAATACCACCAATCACATCAGAGATAGTGTTAAATAAAACACGCCAAACTTCTCTTATGTATTCAATTGCAGGGGCTAGTACAACCGTTAACTTTTCTACAATAAAGGAAATGACTGGGCCGAAAACTTCATTTATCGCTTTAGAAAAGTCGGCAAAACTTCCAATCATGCCACCTATTTTTTCTAAAGCTGGTTCAATATGGTTTTTGATTGTATCGGCGAAACCGTGACCTATCTTTTCAAGGACAGGTTGGATATTATCATTCCATCCATTAACAAAAGCACCAACTACATCTGACATCAAGGCGGAACTTGATTCAAACAAAGGTTTTATATGCTCATCGTATACTTAATTAACACTTTCAAAAAGTTTCTTCATTGAGCTTGATAAAGCTTGAGCAATAGGATCTACAGCTTTAAAAAGACCCGTAAACATTTCTGTTATGCCAGCCTGATTTTCGGTGATAGTTTCTTCAATAGCTCCGATTATATCCCTTGTGTATTTAGCGGTTATCTCTTTCACGCCCATAAAAGCGTATGTGAAAGCACTGAATAGGCCTGCGCCCATATTTGTAGCTAGTTCACTTGTAATTGAATCGTAGAAAATTTGTCCGATACTCTGGGCAATATTTCCGACGCTTTCGACGATTTCCCCACCAATATCAAACATACGAATTAACCATGCTTTGATATCTAGTTTCGTTTCATTAAGTGATTTATTCAGACTTTCAGCGATAAAGACAGCAATACCCATGATTACGTTAGCGAGAGCGCCCGTCGTTTGTCCTAAAGCAAAAGCTAGCTTTTCTCCAAACCTTGCAGCTGCTTGCAATACAGTACCATCTTCAAAGATATCTTTAATAGATTTCCAAATGCCTTGTAGTGCATTCTTTAATCTTTCAATACTATCCCATCTAAAGGATAGAGAAAAACCTTTTTTAAATAAATCCCAGAGTTTTTTTAGATAATCAAACAACCCTTTCAGCTTATCCCCAAGGCCATCGAAAATGCTCTTGAATTGGTTGTCCATGTCGGTCAACTCGACTTCTGGCAAGATGTCTTTGAAAGGTCCGCCACCGCCTCCCTTTCCTTTACCACCTTTGCCACCGCCTCCAGAACCGCCTGCATCGTCGTCTTTTGGTTTTTGCAAGATGTTAATCTCATCAAATCCCAAAAGACCTAGCAACTCTTTAGCAGCTTTCTTAGCGTTTTTGGCGGAGTCTCCAAGATTGTCAGCAAGTCCTCCTGCTGAATCTCCAGCATCGTCTACTGCGTCAGCAAGGTCTCCTGCTCCGCCTGCAGCGTCTTTCATGGCGTTACCCATGTCTCCAACTGCTCCACCAACACCATCTTTCACTGTTGCTTTCTTGTTGAACATCAAAGCGATAAACTCAGCGAGTTTAGCCGTCACGTTCTTCAAAACCATAGCAAAAGAGTTCAAGACAGGCATAATGGCATTGATAATCGGTAACATAGAGTTACCAAGGTTCAATGCTGCGTCCTTCATAAGCGACTTAAACAGGCTGATACGACCATTTACAGAATTAGACAAGGTATTCCCATACTTGGCTGTAGCCTGTTCCAGGATAGCCATAAGGCGGATTTGTTGCTGGGTTTGGTAGTCTAATTGTTGCCAGCTTTGTCCGTTTGCGAACTTCTTAAAGGCTTCAGTGGACTCAATCATAGCCACATTGACGTTGATTCCTAGATCTTCTCAATAATGTTATCGCATGGCTTTTTATCCATACTTCTTACAATTTCTTGTAAGTTCGGCATATATTTTCACCTACAACCGAATTGTCTAGGTGCTCACCACTCGTGGGGATATTTTATTCTATACTTTTTGACAAAACAAAAAGCACAGGTTCAATCCCTATGCTCTACGGTGACTAAGCCTTTTTAATTGCTTAGTTTACCTCGGTATCGTCATGTTTTAATTACTTAAAATTTAGAGTTTTACCGATTTTGGTAAGTTCTTAATCCGCCTATTTCTAAGCGGTGCGACAAAAGTCTATCGCTTCCGTATTCCCTAGCAAACCTGAGCGAATCCGCTCCATAACGTCTGTAATCGTGCGCCCTGAGCCTTCAGCGACAACTGCCGACGTCTGCAACATCTTAGCAGTATAAGCGCTTAGCTTGTTGGTGTCTTTGATAAATCCAGAAAATAAGTTTGAGTAGACTGCACCATAGTTAGTAGCCTCGCCCACACCCATATTCATGGCATTAGCGTTATCGTTAACCCATTTTAAGAAAGATTGCGAACTCTCACCCATCTGTCGCTTAATTTGGTTCATAGACGCTGATACTTCAAGAGCTGTCTGCGTTGAATACATCCCAACATCAAGCAATTTCTTACCAAGGATTGCAAAACCAGCAAACTTAGCGAGCTTACCAAACGTACTACCGATTGAATTCGACTGTTCACGAACTTTGGCAGTGGCATTTTTCACTTGGTCAGATGTTCCTTTGACCTGATTCTCGACTTCTTTCATCTTTTTCCTGAAAGGCGCTATCTCAGCGTCAATCATGACTTTCAATTCGTCAAGAGTTGCCATTTACTTCCTCCTTCCTTTTTCGATTATGTCTCTCTGCAAAATCACGCATCCGTTCCTTATGCAACAAAAGTGCTTGTCTTTGTCGTTCTTGTTCTACCGCTTGTTTCTCTTCTACAAACAAATCAGGCGCATATTCCCAAAGCTCAGCAATCTTAGCGTCATTGGACAGTAATAAGGAAACATGATTAGTTATCATTCTCGAAAGTATGTATGAGTCAATAATCTTCTCTTTACGCTCTTGGATTTTGACACGGTTGTAGCTTTCAATCATTTCCCTGATTTCAAGCACCGTTAAATCCCAAAAATCAAGAGGCTTACCCCCGATGTCCAAAAACATAGGGTAAAGCCTCTCAATAATCTGCGTTACCGTTAAGATTACTCGACTACTGTCATTTTCTTCTTGGAAGCTTTCTTGCCCTTGCTTCCTCGTGGAGTAAAACCCGATACTTCAAAGAGTGGCATTAAAACCTCTGTCATGAAGGTTGTTTGGTCTCCGCCGTTATCCACGTATTCATCGTATAGGTCGTAGACATCTTCAAAGGAATACCCATGTTCATACTGCTGCAAGGCTCCATGAACTAACAACAGCATAACTTTCAAAGGCGGTAAAGTGAACTCTTCGCCAGCTTCAGGCATGAAAATCTTTAACAAGTTCATGCCGATTTTTTCTTCCACAGTTGCAGCTTGATGAGATGTCAAACGTAGCTTCAACTCTTTTTCGTCAGTAACTTTCCAAGTTGTGTATTTTAACGCCATTTAATTAACCTCCAATTCCATCAACGAATGTCAATTCAGACTGCAATGCAATCTTAAGTGTGAACTCGATAACGGCATTAACGCCGCCACCGCCCAGTTTAACGGATACTTGACCTTCAAAAGTGACCTTAGTACCGTCTGGGTAGGTTTGTTCAAAGTAGAGTTTTTTCTTGCCATCTGCTGCCTTACGTAATACACGGTAAGGAGCTGTTGCGCTTGAATTATTATAAGCGAACTTGTACTTAAGTTCTCCTGCGTCCCCGATACCAAACTCGTACTTCTTCACCGTATCTGCAAGAGTAGTATTTTCTACTTTTTCGGGCTCGATACCAAATTCAGGTACTTCCTTAAGCCCTACAAGATTCTGATAATTGCCTTTCGTTTCACTAAAGGCCAATTTAATTCCATTTGCTAACATGTTTAATTCTCCATTCTAAATTGAAAAACAAGCTCTGAGTCTAAATCAACGACACCTTCAAAGCGCATGACCTTATGTCTCAAATGAGACGGATCTGGCACGTCTTGGCAGTCGGTTCTTCGCAAACCTAAAGACTCAAAAATCTGATTGATTTTAACAGCTAACTCACTAGTGCTGGTATCATCAAAGATATCCACCTTATAGCGAATAGAGGATTTTTGTTCCTTGTCGTCAAACCAATCACCTGGCTTGTTTTGTTCTTCTAAAAAAATAACGACTGGGAAATTCTCCCAATCGCTAGGATAAGTATCAGTCACATTATCTGCGACCTTTTGCAATTCTTTATAAATAACAGGCTTGATATTGATCATTATATTTGTTCTCTTATCTTTCTACGGACATAATTCGAAATATTCTTAGACACACGCTCTTGATTGTCTCTCAAAGCTGGATAAAGATAAGGCTGAGCAGGTTGACCATACATCTTGTAGAACTCCCCAATCTTTTGAAAGTGGTACGGTCCTACATTGATTTGGTCTTCATGCACATACCAAGGATTAGACTTGTAAGTTACGCTGACCTCTGGAGAGATACCCGAATGGTTAGCTTGTCCTATTGGTCCTGTTCCAAACTCAACGTAAGGAGCGTATTTAAGGTTGGTGTAAACTTCGCCTATAGCCTTATCTCCGTCCATTTTTGCTCTAGTTTTGATACTAATTATAAGCTCTCCATCTCTCGCTGGTGCGAGTCTTCTTGCATCAGCTTGGACAACCTTTATAGCAGCATTGTGTACCGCACGTAAGACGATATCCTCTCCAGTTTTTTTACTAGCCAATCGTCTACATTTAGCTATGAGCCTATCTGCCCCTAGTAGCCCTGACACGCTCTAACTCCAAAACTTGATGATGTGTGTAGACCTTTTTAGAAATAACCCTGTGAGTCACTTCTGTCTGGCTATCGATACACACACCATCTTTCACTTTGATTGTAGCTGACTTGTTGGCATTTGCGTTCAAAATATCATTGACACGCTCGCCATACAATTCAGACTGTAGTTTACTACTAGCTGGCCACAACTCAAGACGGATTGTCTCAGCTTCCTTGACATATCCTTCTTTTGCGACACCTTCCTCAGTGACAGTCTTTTCAAACCGTCGCATTGGATAAGGTTTCAGTCTACTCTGCTTCAAAAACATGGCCTGCCACCCTTGCTAGTCTATGCATACGTATACGCTGTAAAAGGCCCGTAGACAGGCCGTTTTCTCCGTAGACTACTGCTATACCACCTTCGGTCCTTGAATGCTCTCCTTCCGCTCCTGAGCGGTTGTGGAGTTCGATAGCAACCTCAGGTATTAAGAGACTTAAAGCAGGTGTCAAAGATGTTCGATTAGTCTCTGACAAGATAAGATTTGTAGCCCTCGTTTGGAGCAACATGAGAAGCTGAGTATCTTCTTCGCCTGTCATTTTCTTCAGCAACTCTATAGACATATTAATCCTCTTCGAAAAACTCAGGTTCAGGGAGGATTTCCTCAAGAACATCTGAGATAGCGACACCATTGCTGGCAAAATTGTCAGCCAGCTCGGCATAGCGCTCCTCAGTAATCTCAAGTTCCTCTCCTGCCAGTCGTTTCACATTTGATTCCCAATCATAGAAATCTTGTTTGATTTTAAATTTCATAACTCGGACCTATTTCTTACCAGTTTTTTCTTTCCAGTTAGTTGTATCTGTGTCTGGTGCGGTTGCTGAATTAGAAATATCCTTAACCGCTACATAGACTTTATCGGCATGAGTTACTGATTCGCCTTTTTTGTAAGTTGTTCCAGTTTTCCACGCTTTAGCACGGTTTACAACTTTACCTTGTGCTGATTTTTTAGCAGCAGGCTTAGAATCTGCAATTGTGATGATGTATTTCTTGAAGTGTTCAAGAACAAATGCACCAGTGTAAAGCAATTGCTCTACCAATTCGCCAAATCGCCCTGGAATGTTATCGTTGTACTTAGTATTATCTACTTGTACTGGAGATGTAACAACACCTGGAGCAGTAGCAAGGGCATTAACACCTTTCAGGAATTTAGAAGGAACCTTATAGACTGTGTAATCATCCAATTCACCAACATATCCTTTTCCAAGAACTTTCTTATCTGCGTCACCATGTGGTAGACGAACGATTTCAGACTTGATCGCTTTGTAGAAACTTGGAGTGACGAAGAGCAAGCGTTCTTTTGTAATTCCAAGCTCATCAAGTTTCTCAGACACATCAAGAACCGCATTATAAGCGTTGTTCGCTCCTGCTGTTTTACCCATGGCAACATTGTCACTTACGTTTCCAAGTGCTGCACCAAAACGTAGTTCATCAAGATATGGAGCGACTACTTCTGCAGCCTGACGGGCAATAACATAATTGATATTCACTTGACCATTAGAGTCACGTTCGTCCAATTGATCTACGAAACGACCCCAGTATTTTTCTTCATCAAGGGTATAAACCTTTTCTTCAACTTCAACGTGATCAAATTCGTTGTCTTTGTTACGTTTGTAGTCTTTCAACTCTGTTGTGTTACCAGTTGCTACTGTAAAAGAGCGACCTTGCAAGGTTACTGCATCGCTTGATGTCACAAGTGGTGTTGAATATGAATTTACTGCAAGTACATCCTCAATAATCCCAAGATGTTTCTTGCGTGATTCTGCTGTGTTTAATTCTTCAAATGCCATTTATTTTTCCTCTTTTCTTTTATTACAAGAAGTCTTTACGCCATTTTTCCGTGACTTCTTGCTGGACTGTTTGTGCATTTTTGATAGGTGCACTACCTTTCATACGTTCAGAGACTCCCTTCTGAACTGACTCTTCCCATGCTTTTTGGATAGAGGTGATAGATTCAGATACCGTCTCTGCGTTTGTCAAATCGACTACATTTACTAACTCAACAGGTAAGTCACGTTCACTTAGCATTGCTTTAGCCTCTGCGGTCAATTCCTTACGAGCAATAGCCTTTTCACGGTCAGCTAGTTCTTGCTCACGCTGATCCAACTGATATTTCTGTTTTTCATCAGCGTTCATCTTAGCAAGCTTCTTAGCTTCGTTTTCCTTGGCTTCTTGCTCAGCTTCCCATTTAGAGCGCTCGGCAGATAGCATCTTACCGATTTCAGCACGAGTGAAAGTTCGTTCGTGCTTTTCTTCCTGCACTGTATCAACATTTTCTTGAGTGTCGACAGTCTCAGTTGATTCAGTAGATACAGTTGCATTGATTTCTTCTGACATAATTGTCCTCCAGCGATTACGTCGCCACTCGATAGTCTCGCTTTACGTCCGGCGACGGAACAGCACAGCTTTTATTGTCATCGGTACAGTTTGGACAATATAAAAACCGTACGGGATTCCATACGGTTAGGGCATAAGAAAACCGCCTAGATTTCGATGCGGTTTATAGTGGTTTATTGCAACAAAAAAGCGCCTAGATTACTATCTAAGCGCAAGATAGGCAGGACTGTCGGGGCTCCTGCATTTCTCGACCCACTATAAGTGGCGCGTTGGTGACAGATTCTCAACCTCTATCTTTACCAAGAGTATAGCATTATTTTCCCTTTTTGTAAAGCGTCGACATATTTTTTTCATTCTTTTTAACTTGACGAATCCCCACCTTGTTAAAGTGAATGACTAGCATTTCATCTCGTGGCACCATCACCGCTTCCATAATGACCTTATCTTTGTTAGGTATTTTTACATATGAAATAATTGATTTTTCAACCCTCTCTGAATTATCTAGAATCAAATAAGGTTTTTGAACCGCCTCTTTTATTAACATAAACTCATCTAAGGAGTACTGTTGTCCATGTCTCACTAATGAAGTAGCTAAACTACTAACATCTATATAAGCAGAACTTACTCCTATCAATTTTGCTATATCGCTCGAAAAATTACCTAATTCATATTCAGATTCTAGCAAGTCTACAAGTTGTTCTTTCGATAATCCACCCCTCCCAATTTCATCCCATGCGTTACTAACATCAGAAAACAATTTTGGGGTATTATATCTTGAAACGGTTTTGTCACTTTTCTTATAATCTTGTATTTCATTTTTTACATCTTTCGCAACATACTTGCTATACCACTCTTTATAAGTCATATCGGCAGGCACGTACTCAACTTTACCTGTCTCTGGATTCCTTGCTCTGCGCTTCAACTTGCTGTAGTCTGCGTCCTCATCGTATCCGACAGTAGTAGACCTACACCAAGGGTGCATAGGCGGACAATTGACACCAGGGACAGCCTTATCCCTATCATAGACCTGATTGTCATGCTCCTGACAAATGCGTGATGTACGCTTGTCTAAGACGGCCACAAAGATATACTTCTCTATATCCGCTTCCTCATAGTTGAGTAGCTCCATTTGGTTATGAAAAAAGGCTGATTCTGTCCGAACCAAACGCCTTGCATCGTTCTGCCCCACATTGAACCGCTCAGCAATTGCTTGTGCAGTTTCTCGTGTATCTCGGCCTGTCATAAGGCTTATGAGTAATTCATCTTTTATGCTTGATGTAAGCTTCCCTGTATTCTTCCAGATGTTTGTTGAGTACGTACTTCCGTCACCTACCCAACTGAAAGACTGTAGATGTTTAATCTCGCTCTCAGGAAGCCCAGAAAAGCCATATGCTAGTCCTGTCTGCTGTTGTAGGTCAAAAGGTAGCCTTGTAGTAACTATCCTTCATCAGGTCGCTATAAAAGGCATCTGAGCCTGTCTTCTCCGAATGATAGATAGATTCACGCATACGGTCTAAATCATCGCTCAAACGTTCTAGACGCTTCATACGGAAAGAATAAGCCGGACTGTCTAAGTCAGCTAGTAGTCTTTGGATATTTGGATCATTCGGTCTTGCTTCAAGCACCTTACGAAGTTCATTCAAGTCTTTCTTGGCTTTCATGTTCTTCAAGACTTGTCTAGCGTCTACCTGACTTAGACCATAATCACGTTGGAATTTATCGAAAATCTTATTGACTTCCTTATCCAAGTAAGTCTTGGCTTCCTGATAGACCTTATCGAACTGGTCTGCCTGCTTTTCGGCCTTGTCCATCTGTTGGTAAATCAGATTGGCTTTCCTCTTCGCCCAATACTCCTGATTCTTCATCCTCTACCTCGTCTTCGGGTTTCGTGTTGTCTTGGTTAAACATCGGCATGTCTTCCATGTTCTTCTTTTTCTCTTCTTCCAAGGCTTCCAATTCAGCATCAGGGTCTTCCACAAACGGCAAGAGAGAAATAAGCTGCCTATTGGTCACTTTACCTTCCAAATTGTTCACAATCTGAGAGATTTCCAGCAAGTTTTTAGGCAAACCACGGCTGAATTGTGGAACGATTGAATGAGACTCTAAAGCAATCTGCTTCATACCCAAGTAATGAGCAAAAATCGCAATACGTTGTCTTAATCCACGCTTATAGTTCGCTTCCTTGGTCTTGGTAATCATTTCAAGGCTCATCAGCTTAAATTCCATGGCTACGCCTGATGTATTCCCTGCGAAGTTCTCATCAGTCAAGTTAGGCACATGGCTGAATGTGTAGATATCCTCTTTCAGAGCTGTGCGCAAGATTTCTGTAGCACTTTCATCCAGCGTATTCTTCAAGAACTCGGCTCTTGCACTATCGCCCGGCAATTCCAAAAGACCTTCTTCAGAAAGAATCTTCATCGCTACCTTGGCATCTTCTGGAGTGTCTGCTAACTGTGTGCCATATAAGACAAGGATAGACTCTACTGCCTGCTCCTTGTCATTGACACGATTACCCATCAAGGAATTATAAGCGTCTATCAAGCTAATCTGTTGCTCGTAGTCGCCAATCGCAAAGTGATTGTTGCGATACTCGATAATTGGGATTTGACCAAGGTTGTGAGGTGTTGCCTCCTCGCTCTGAGTTGTTCCTGAATCTGTACTTCTCAGCACCATGTGATAGTGCAGATTTTCTGTAAAGACCTCAGCCTGGTACTTGGTAGTGTCTTTCGTATCGTCTTTTACTTCATAGTAATAGACCGCAAACAAAGGCTTCCGCTCAATACTATCATCGTAGACCATGAAGGTATTTTCTGGATCAATACTAGTTGAATCCAACTCAGTCAAACCCTCTTTAGCATAGATGTACTCGTAAGCACGACCATAGATAGCCATGTTCAAAGCATTCTGAGCATCTACTTGGTCAATCTCAGCACCATCAAAGGCTGTAAGTAGTTCATCGATATCACCGTCAGCAGTATTGTTATACTTGATAGGATTGCCCATAAAATAGCCCGTAGCCATGTCTGCGATATCCTTGGCATGATTAGCTACCGTCTGGTAATTGGGTGCGTTCACGTTGCGTCTCGTGTGTTTTAAGATAGCATGCTTACCCAAGTAGTAGCTTTTAAGCTTCTTCAAATGTGAGCTTTCAGTGTTACGTATCGTTATCAATTTGTAAATCAGGTCTTTCTTCAAAGAACCCTCATCATATCCATCCCGTGGATAGGTTAAATATTGGTACATGTCTTTCCTCTCTATAGACCATAATCAGAACGTCTGCGGACGGTTGCTTTTCCACCTTCGATACATTGAAGGCTGTAACGCAAAGCGTCCATCAAGTGGTTGTTTTTATCCTCTGGTTTATTCAACCAGTTGCCTTCTTTATCTCGCTGGTAGCAGTAACTATAAAATTCATCCATGATGTTTTTACAATCTGGATGCACATAAATAGCGTATCCTTGCAATTTGGATACGCCTGCCATAATACTATCCTTACCTTTCCGACTCTCTTTAATTCGAGTTATACCATGTTCTGACCTTAATTCCTCAATCAGTCGTAATTCAGCGCTATCAGCAATGATTTGTGAGCGATGATAACCTTTGTCCTTTATCATCTTAGCAACTTCTTTGGTTATAAGACCGACCTTGTACGCCTCATCAAAGACATAAATCTCTTTCGTCGTGTCATTTATCAACGAACAACACAAAGCAGTTGGATCATGAGTAAAACCAAAGTCAAGACCGATACATAACTTATTAGCTAAATCTCGTAGCAATTCATCCTTATCGAAATCCTTGACGGTCACGTTCTCATAGATTAAACCTTCAGCAACTCCCCATTCGCCATCACAAACGATTCTCGCACGTCTGGGGTTCGTATGATACAAATCCTCATAGCGTTTGATATCGACTTCATCCAGCCATTCATTGCATCGATAAGTAGTTGTAGTAGCGAATGTATCAGCTCGGCTAGTCTCTTCATCAAAGAACACACGTTTGATCCAGTGCCTCTCATTCCACGGGTTAAATGTGACTGTGATTTGTTTAAAGAAATCAGGTACATCCAGGCTACCACGGATTGACTCAACTACTGTACTGAACTTGTCTTCAGTCTCAATTTGATATGCTTCCTCAAACCATGCCCAACAAAGACTGCCGACATCGACCGTGATAGATGTGATTTTGAGTTCATCATCCAAACCACGGAATAGGATTTTTTGACCAGTCGCTTTTATGGTTATTTCAGGCAAAGATTCATTGAATTTAAACAAATGAGTCACACCCAACACATTACACGCCCATTTAAAATCCGTATAAGTTGATTGCTTGTTGGTATTCGAGTATCTACGAATAACAAGCAAGTTGGCCCAGGGATATTTCAAAAGACGGACAACATAATTCAAAGCGGTTGTCTTGGACTTCTTCGAACCACGGGAACCTTTTACAACACGATAAAGATTTCTTGAGCGCCAGAACTGTCCGTATCCAGCTCCTACTGTCTTAGGTAGGTCGATTACAATATCACTTTGTTTAATCTGGTATGTCTGACTCATTTGCAAACACCACCGTCCCAGAAACGTCTGCCTCTACTTTGTCTGTCCAAAGCCTATGACGTTTTCCTAATAGTTCGGCTGCCTTGATTCTGTCTTTTGCTCCAACATTAATATCCGTAATCGTTTGACCCAATTCTCCGATGCTTATCAAAGTCTGTTCTTGTGTCTCTCCTCGCATTACCGAGGTTAGATAACTAAGGACTTCTTGCTGGTCTGCGATTTTTTCAGAATCAAGCTGTTTCAACTGTTCATCTATATAACTTTTAATCTTAGGATTCTTTAGTAACTTATGTCCTTCAACGCCTGCCACTCTATCACTAGAAACACGATAACCTGCTTTCTTATAGGCTTCCGTCGCATTACCTGAGATGATGTACTCATCTGCAAATCTCTTTTGTTTTATTCTCAATCCACTCAATTTTCCATCACCACCTTTCAAACAATCAAAAAAGCCACACGATGTGCGACCTTTTCAAGACCTCTCTCTGCGAATTAAAATCGCAATTGGAACGACAGGATTCGAACCTGCCTACGTTTCAATTCCCTAAACAGGACTTAATCCGTCTACCATGTATCCATTAACTAGCATGAGACTACTGCTTTAAACGAGTGACTTTTGATAACTTATAGTTTATTATCTTGTCCACAAATATTCCTACTTGTATCACTCATGCACGATTGGTTAGACCAATCACTTCTTACATCACAAACTACTAAGCCATTTTTCAATTAACGAAGACCCCGCTAAAAGTCTAAGCTGCTTTACTCTTTGACTTTACTCTTATCCTTGCGAGACTTGAGCAGGCAATCTAATTGCCGAAGTACACTTTCGTTTGCGACGGGCGATGACTTTTGCTTTTTTCGAATTTTTTTCTATCTTGAATAGCCTTAAAATATAAAAATCATCTTTCATCTATCACAGACACGCATCGCCATGTGTTTCATCCTCTTTTGAAGAACAAAATGCACAGCGCCTGCTTGTTATCGATTGTTTTGCGGACAATCAACTCACCTTACATACTTTTGGGAGGCGCCCAATTTTTGTAAGATATGGTATTAAGCTCTTGTTGCACCTCGAACCAAATACCTCTTTCCTCTTATAGACTCGTTTCACAGCCAAACTGCCACGTTTGCATTTCCTCAGCACCTTGCCGTTGGAATCTTTCTGCTTTAACTTCGCCCACCTATTCCAAAACTGAAATAGTTAAGATTACATTGCTTAGATTGACCATTGCTGGCAGGATGTTTGATAGATTTAAAAACATCCTTTTCCTGAGTTACCACAGATTATCTAGGCTAAGCCCTAAAAGTGCAAGGCGACTACAACCTTGCGTGCGTATTAAATTTTGACTTCTTTTTTTATTTTTTGTAGTCATTTAAAACCTCTGAGGGAATCAAACCCTCTAGCTTATAACTTATCCGGAATATAATTAGCTACGCAATCATGCAAGGTCCAGTCGCTCCGCAACCATTTGTAAGTTAATGAGTGATATATGAATGCTAAGCCTGTTGCCTACCCCATTCTGGGACACAAACACTCAAAGGAGAGGGGAGGGTTTGAACCTCCAAGGCCATTACAGCCCCCTGACATTACAGGTAACCATCTACCAATTCTGAGACCTCTCTTTTCAATTCTTGATACTACCATTTTAACAGATTTTAGACTTCATGCCTGTACAGTTACTATCATTTACTATCAATTCTGAAAGAATAATATCAAGCTCCTTTACTGCCTGTTTCTTCAAACGATAGTAAGTAGGAGAACTTATGCCCCTCATGCTGTCACAGATGTCATCAACGTACATCTTATTGATGTAAGTCATTCTCAAAATAGTTCTATGTTTTGGATTTTTAAGCCTATTGATCATCCTACCTAGTTGGAGCTTTCTGTTGATAACCTCTTTAGTATCCTGTTCTATAGCCTCTTTCATCACGACAAGCTGAGTATAGACATCATCAACTTTTCTAGCTTGACCACCTTGAACTTTGACATCTGACCACTTAGGACTTGAGAGCAAACCTGCCTCAAGCTCGTTAATTTCATCTATACGGCTTTGAATGTCCATGTCCAGATTCTGCAACTCTTTCAATAGTTCTTTAGCCTTGTTCACTCTCTGTCTCCTTTGTGATATAATAATATTATTGAGATTATTGCTGAGACAGAGAGTGTCTTGGCTTTTTTGTTTTACCAAGTAATGTGAATTTTCTTGTTAGAAACGAAATCTTGTCCAGTGAAAATATTTTTAGATAGATAAAGCTTATATTTGACAGTAAAGCCAGCTCCTAATAATTCTCTTAACGCTTCCAACGTTCTTTCATCTCCTAATCGATTCCTGAGATATTCGTCTCTAACTGACCAAACATTGATTAAATAACCTGTATAACCTTTTTGAGCAGAAGTTTTTAGTTTTTGTTCTAGGTTATATTTCTCAAAATATCGCTCGAACCATTTTGCGTGGCTTTCTGAGCTTAATTGCTGCATTTCATCAAATAATGTCATTTTAACCTCAATCCTTTATTTTATAATCTTGAAATTCCATAGTATTCATAACCACAATATTCAGAGCAGAAACCGTACGTATTAAAATATCTGTCGAATAAACCAGCTTCGCTATCGCAGACAGGACAATGCGTCCTGTGGTATCTTTCTTCTTTGTTCAGACCGTTCAAAATTTTCTTTTTGCGTTGACGTTTATTCATGAGTTACCTCCAAAAGTTCAGGGTTTTCGTAGACATTGTCGATGATTTCCTCGTCTTCAGTCCACGCATACCCATTTAGCAATCCCTTTAGATATATGGAAGGCATTCCGCCTATGAATGTGCCACCGTATTCTTTTTCTAAATATACTTCATGGAGACATCCTCTTGTACATTTTATAATATCTCCGACAAAGACCTCTTTCCCGTTCTTGTCCTTAAGTCCTGTTGATTGCATGAGTTCGATATCGTCAAAATCATAACAATAGATATCTCTTTCAACTGCTAGACCACTCTCGAAATAGACTTGTTGTGTCACTATTTCTTTGTTTTCGTAGTCAATAGCAAGAATGTCATCTGAAAAAACCATACGTTTTCCTATTTTTACCCACACTCTAAATTTCGGTATCATACCAAATCCTCCTCTTTGACGAAAGCACCATCAATCCAACGACCTTTTCGATCTTTGATTTCACGGTCGATAAACCATTGTTCGACTTTTTCTAGTGCGTTCATGATAACTCCTTTGCTATTGCTGCTATGACATTAACTGTCACGCTATTTCCTGCTTGTTTATATAATTGACTGTTAGAGTTGACCTCCTGCGCCTTATCAAAAGCCCAATCAGGAAAACCTTGTAACCTCCAGCATTCTTTAGGTGTTAGCTTTCTGATTCGAAAGCCATCTGATAAATGATTGTTTTCGTGATAGCTATTTATAGCTATCTTTTGCCCCTCTCCCTTGTTTGTTGTTAGCGTGGGAGCTAGACCATCAGCTTGATAGACTTCCCCATTCATTCCGTTGCCAGATGGGTTTATATTCCCAATTTTCATGACTGATTGGTTACTAGTTGACTGATTTTTTCCGCTGAGAGGAAAAATTCTTCTGGTACGTTCTCTTCTAAGATGTCCGATAATAAACACTCGTTCCCGATTTTGGGGGACTCCGAAATTCTTGCTGTTAAGCACTTGCCATTCCACGTTGTACCCCAGTTCATCCAAGGTTGAGATAATGGTCTCGAATGTAACTCCATTTTCGTGATTGAGCAATCCTTTAACATTCTCAAGGAATAGATATTTAGGTCTGAGAATAGATGCGAACCTAGCAATTTCAAAGAACAAAGTTCCTCGTGTATCTTCAAAACCTCGTCTGTTTCCTGCAATTGAGAAAGCTTGGCACGGAAATCCTCCACAGATAATGTCCACACTTCCGATTCCTCGAATAGTGTCATCTGATACTGTTGTGATGTCATGTAATTCAATTTCTCCTTTCGTATCGTGTATAGCTTTATAACTAGCTCTAGCGAATTTGTCTATTTCACAAAATCCTATACATTCATGCCCGGCTGATTCCATGCCGATCCTAAAACCTCCAATGCCAGCAAATAAGTCTAAGAATTTCATAACTTAACTAGAATATCCCCTTTCGCTAAAACGGTAAATCATCATCACTAATATCCAATGGATTTGTGGGTCTGCCAAATGGATTGTTATCACGGGTGAAATCAGGAACTAGATTTGTTGTGTTCCCCTCAAAGGAACTGCCTTGTTGCCCGTAACTATTTCCATTTTGGAAATTGTTCCCTTGGTTATTTCCATTTTGGAAAGAACTGCCTTGATTACTGTAGCCCTGCTGCTGATAACCGCCATGATGGTCTTGATGACCTTGATTATTTTGCTGACTATTACGGCTTTCCAACAGTTGAAAATTACTGGCAACAACTTCTGTGACATAAACACGTTGACCTTGCTGGTTATCATAGCTACGTGTTTGAATTACTCCTGTAACTCCGATAAGAGAGCCTTTTTTAGCCCAATTAGCAAGATTTTCAGCTAACTGTCTCCAGATAACGCAATTGATAAAATCAGCCTCACGCTCTCCAGCCTCGTTCTTAAATGGACGGTTTACAGCAAGAGTAAACGTAGCAACCGCAATATTAGATTGCGTGTATCTCAGTTCGGCATCTCTTGTAAGTCGCCCTACTAAAACAACGTTATTTATCATTTTGCACCTCCTCTACTTCTGATACCTTGATTTCATTTGAACCAAACTTTAATAAGTCGGTATATCGTTTCACAAACTCAATAGCGGCCATAAATGAATTTTCTGCATTGATTTCTGACCCCAAATCAAGATTTGCAATTTTACCGCTGACATAAAAACATCTCATAGGTCTGACTCCTTATTCTACTTAATCCTCCAAAGTTTCAAAACCGATAAAGTTATCCTCAAAATATTCTTGTGTATTTTCCCACTGTTCTAAACCACCGTGCAATTCAAGACGTACTAATTTGACCAAAGGCTCGCTAGGCTCAAATTTTGCCACCTCTCGCGCATTGTTTTGAGGTTCTGGTGTAATTGTACCCTGTTCCAAAATCTCGCCTGTTTCGGCATCGTAAGCCTTGATATTCGCATTAGCATTTTTCTTGGCCGATTGAGCAATTTCTTCAAGTCGTTCAGCTTTTGCTTTTTCTTGGATTTCTTTCTGCTCCTTGCGTGCAATCTCAGCATCTCGATCAGTTTTCATCATCTTGAGAATATCAACAAGACTCTTACCATCTTCAAGATGTCTGATATAGCTATCAGCTGGCAAATCGTACTCTTGAGCTTGCTCTTGGATAGCTTGCTTGTTAGCCTTGTATTCTTCCAGGGCATCAAATTCTGAAAGTACTAAGCCATCCATTTCATCAAGTGTTGTCTTTTTCAGCTCATACTTGCCTGTTTTAAAATATTTCTTGAGGCTGTACTCATCGTATTTGTCAGCGAATGTGGATTTTTCAATCCCTGCGTCCATACACTTATCCTCAAATGTAGCACGCACGACATCCATGCGCATCAATCGTTCATGTTCATCAATCGCATTAAGTCCTGCTGACATAGCATCTGTTACGGCCTCAATAGGCTTGATGACTTTTTCTTTGACCCACTTATCAAAGTCTTTTGCCGGCTCATTGATTTGTCGGTTAAAATCTTTGCGTTGAGTGTCTAAGCCCCCAATCAGCTTATTAAAGCGGGTTCGCTCTTCATAAACTTCTTTGTAATTATCAACAGTAACCTCGCGACCGCTATACTGTGCAATGGCTGTGGCTACTCGTGCCTCGATAGCCTCACGGTCAACATTAATTACTGCAGGTTGGAAATCTACCTTAATTTCTGTCAAGCTATTAGTTACATCTTTTACCATGTTTAATTACCTCTCTTTGCTTTTGCCTTTGCTAGTTGTTCAGTTAAATAGTTTTTCAATACCTCGTAGTCACCAACTTGTACTCTATGAAAATCTTGTAAACCTTTTAATTTTTCAGATAGTACATAGTTAGCAAGCGTATCGAACGGCATCCCTTTAATTTTTGCAATATCATTTATAAGGTCGTTAATTTCTTGATATTGAGTGTTGTCAATATACCTTACTTGATTTTGTCCTTGGGCTTGCTGGTTGTTTGGTTTCTGTTGCTGATTATTCTGTCCTTGCTCTTGGCTTTCTTCTACTGGATACTCATCAACATCCTCACCTCCAATGGCAAATAAACCTTGTAAAGCATATTTTCTAGCATAAGAACCAACCGCACCTGTCCATTGTGGATCTTGCATCTGTTTCACATCCCCTTTTTGTGTGTGAAAAATTGGTACATCTTCTTCTCTAGCCCATCCAATAGCTTTTTCAATCGTGCCATCACTTTCTCTTTTAGCAACAGCTACCGCTTTATAATACAGTTTGTCACCTTTTTGAATGATGTCATCTTCTGGAAATGATACACTCCAACCGCTATCCAAAGACTTAAATTTATTATTTATGTCCTCTGCGGTTCTAAACGGATATTTCACTCCCTGTTTCGTTTGTTTTTCGATTTGCATTTTTCGCTGTAATTCTGCAAATGTTAAATCAGCCATATTATCTATCCTCCAAGTCTACTAAAAGGCACATCCCATGAATAGTTAGTAAAGTTTTCGTTTACAATATTCTTGATGATTTCACCTTTTGAAATTTCAATTTCCTGTGTAAATTCCATACCCATTTCAAAAGTGAAAATTTTAATATCAACATCAAACTTACTAGAAATTTCTGTGTAATTGTCAGCTAATGCTGCCCATGCTTGTTTGAAATCTTCAAGTTCGATAATCACAAAATCATCATCCAACCAAATTTCAATATCTTTACTAGAAATAAACGCACGTCTTGTACCGTTTATATAAAAATAATCATACTCGTTTTTAAATCTTAGTAGAGTGCCATCGTATTCTTCTTCAAGCGTTGCGCCTTCATCTCCTAATAGCATTTCTTTTAAAGCTGATGCAACGTTTTCGCGGCTGCCTCTTAATTTAAGAGTTCCCTCTGCCCAATTTGGCATATTTCTTTCCTCCTTTAAAAACTCTGTAATTCCCTTATTATCTATAAGTATGAGTTTGTTATTTGTTAGTAGTTATTATTCTGCTATCGTGTCATCTTAACGGTTTTAGCCATTTCTTTCTTCCATGATTGACTGCCTCGATATTGCAGATAAGCATCAAAACCTTTGATTGTGACAAGCTGACCATCGTTTCTAAGGTATTTTTGCTGACTAGGCAATTTTTTCATCTCTCGCCTCATATCTCCCGCTTGCCGTTTTGAACATCCAAAGATGCGCTCTAGTTCTTCATCGTTTGCAGAAATCTTCTCGATGATCACATCTTTAATTCTCACGATTTGAACTGTTTCCATTTTTCCCCTTTCATGCTATAATTAAGTTAGATTTTTTTAGAAAGTGTCTGAGTTTCTCAGATACTTTTTTGTATACTCTCTTTTATTTATTAAGAGTAGTACTTGTTGTTAGTTAGTATTTATTGTTATTTAATACTTGTTGTTAATTAGTATTTATTAGTGCCCAAAATCTGACATCTCACTTTCTGACATCTCACTTTCTGACATCTCACTTTTTGGAATGTCAGAATTATAATTCATAGACGCCCTTTTGATAGATAGGTTCAATCTCTGTTTCATAATATCGAATTGGAAATCAGATATTTTTACATCTGAAAAGAATCTGAATATATGACTCCCTCCATTTCCAGGAGGTTTTTTTCTGATTTTTCGTAAATATCCAGCCTCTTCAAAGATTTTGAAATACTTATCGATTGTCTTTCGGTTAACACCTTTTCTTTTAGCTATCTCATCCGGATAGACTTGCCAATTTGGGTGATTAGCCAGCACCACCATCATGATGCCAACCGCTGTAAAATCCAGCGCAGGATCGTTGATAAAACTATTACTAACAGCAGTATAATTTTCAGTCGCATTCTTGAAAGATAAATTGACAATCTAAATTTTTAAAGTCTGTCATACAGTCTCCTTTCTCTTCACTTATTTTCAATCATTCTTTCTACTTTCTAACCTGTCAGGTATTCCTAATTAAGGAACTTATCGATAAAATACTGTTGTCCTTTGCCTGTGACCTTTGGTGTCTTGTTCACAGTGATATGTCCATCTGCGTGTTGCACGTTTGTTTCCTTGATTTCAAAGAGTTTCAAGTCCATGCTACGTTGGGTTGGCATGTTCCAATCTGAGCCTTTGCGCTTAATCAGGTAGCCATTTTCGCGCATCCAAGAAAAGAGGCGATTGGCACCGATTTTGTAGCCGTTTTGGCTAATGAGCTTGGCAAGTTCGCCAACCAAGATAGATGTATGGCTTGCACTTACTGCGTCTGCAAAGAGGACTTTGGGTTTGTCCGCTTCAATCTGAGCCTCCAGCTTGTGGACTTTCTGATCAGCCATGAGCAATGCTCTTGCCATAATCTTCTCAGGGCTATTAAAGTCTTTTTCTACTTGGATAAAGTATTGTCGGACTTGCTTGCCTCTCTCCGTCCGCTGGATCATAGCAATTTCCTTGGCCATGTCTAGCTTGATGATGTGGTCAGTAGCTTGTCGCCCTCCTGTACTTTTTCCCAAATTTGGGAGAAAGTCCTGACCTTCTGTAAATCCGTATTCCTTCATACGGTCAAACCATGTTGTATATCTTGAATTAACACCCAGCGCCTCATGTAGTTGTCTTCCTGACACTACTGGCTCCTGATTGTCATTCAGGGTTACGTTGATGAGTTCGTTCATGTTATTCCTCCAGCAATTGTTCAAGACGAACATTTAAATAATTTGCAATTGAATTTAGAGTAGTGGCAGATGGCGAACTGTTGTTCCATTTGCTGATTGCCCCGTTACCTAAATCAAGATCTTTTTCGATTCTATAAATCGAAATCCCCTTCTCTGAAGCAATTTCTTTTATTTTGTCATAAATCACTTCCGGCACCTCCTTTTGATAGAAAATTTTATAAGAAAATAAGCATTATCCATTGACAAATAATAGAAAATAGTCTATTATAAGGGTATAAAAAATACAGCTATATCATAAAAACAGATATAACGAAAATCTTGGCGGATTATTCTATTTGTATTTATGTCAGCTGGTCAACTAGCTTACAAAATAAGTATAACGGAAAATTTTCTATCTGTCAATCATTTTAATAGAAAATTTTACATTATTTTGTAAAGCCTTATTTTTGGAGGTTTTTACACATGACTATTTTAGATAGAATACGCTCGTTAGCCAATGATAGAAAGGTTACTCTTGCCGAATTGGAAAGGAATTTAAATTTTAGTAATGGCAGTCTCAGAAAATGGGAAACTTCAACTCCTAGCGGCGATAAAATTGAAAAAATCGCTGACTACTTCAACGTATCTACAGACTACTTACTTGGTCGCACAGATAATCCTACCATCGCTAATAAAAAAGAACAATTCTTTTTCGAAGGCAAAGAAGTCGATGTTGAGGAACTTGCCTCTACCGCTATGCGCTTCAATGGTAAACCACTAACTGAAGAAGATAAAAAAGCAATTCAAAACATAATAGAGATTTATCTCAGAAAGCAATAATAATAAAAGGTTGGATTGTTTATGACTGAAAAAGAATTTTCTCAAAATCTAGGTATAGATATAGAGATTTTTGAAGATGGTCTATTTCCAGATGAAGCCTTTTACATCCCAGCCCTCAAAACTATGTTTTTGAGTGATGCTATATCTGATGAAAAAAGGGTACAAGTCGCTTTACATGAGATAGGCCATAGAAACCACGCGCCAGATACTTATCAACTTTTTAGGGAAAAGTGTGAGCTTGAGGCTAATAGGAATATGATCCATCACCTTATGAAAGCTGAGTTGGATATAGCCGAAGATGCCACTACATTTAATTACCTGGTATTTATGGAAAAGTATAATTTAAAAACCATTGCCGATGAAATCATGGTCAAAGAAGAATATTTAGCACTACTTAATTAAAAAAGGAGAGAAAATGAATATAATTGCTATTATCATAATTGTTATTTTTGTTGGAGGTGTCATAGGTGCAGTAATTGATAACCAAAAAAAATCTCCAGAGCAGAGAGAACGTGAACTTGAAACATTTAGAGCAAATCAAGAGAAGAAAAAGCAAGAGAAAAAGCAAGAGAAAAAGCAGAATATCATCACTTGCCCTAATTGTAAGTCTAAAGATGTGACTTTCTTACAACAAGACAAAAAAGCCTTTTCTGTTGGAAAGGCCGTTGGTGGAGCTGTTTTGACTGGTGGAGTTGGTGCTTTAGCTGGATTTGCTGGCAAAAAAGGAAATAAACAGTGGCATTGCCAAAATTGCGGAAATTTCTTTGAAACGAAATAAAAAAATCCCCACACTCGTCATCGCCAAATCTTGAGTGTGAGGAAATCATGTATAGGAAACAACCATTCAAAAGGTCGTTTTCTTATACCCATTTTATCAAAAAAGTGAGGTAAAATCAATGTGGATGGAAGAATTGCCAAATGGCAAGTTTAAATATTTTGAGCGATACAAAGACCCTTATACTGAGAAATTAAAAAAAGTTTCAGTAACCATGGAGAAGAAAACTCCCCAGGCAAGAAATCAAGCTGCTATCTTGTTGCAGGAAAAGATAAAACAAAAGTTAGGGGAAAAACAACATTCTGTTTCTAATATAACTTTTGAAAAACTATATGAGGAATTTGAGGAAAATTGGAAACATGGTGTTAAAAATTCAACAGTCTATGCTTCAAAAAATGTAAAAAAAGAGATTTTAAAGCAGATAGAGGGCGACTACCTAGTTAGAAATATTGATAGACGTTTATTACAAAAAGTAATAGATCAACTATTACAAGATGGGAGATCTCATAACTATGTTTCTAAAATCAAGTTCAAGCTCAATCAGATAATGAAATTCGCTATCAGAATGAATTATATTGATACAAATGAAATGCTATTTGTTGAAACGCCTAGAAAAGTAATTACATCCGACGAACTCAGAAAGAAAAATACAAAATACTTAGACCAAAAAGAGTTTAAGTTATTCATCCAAAATTTAAAAGACGAGGCCCTATGTGATTATCGAATTACAAAGTATATCCGAATAGCTAAAGTTCTTTTTCTTACTGGCATGAGGTATGGAGAGCTGGCAGCCTTAAACTACAAGGAAGATATAGATTTTTCTAAAAAGACTATTCACATCAAGCATACATACGATTTCAGACAAAAAGAGAGAACTACACCAAAGACAATCAAGTCCGATAGGGTTATAACAGCACCTCAAAAAGTGTTAGATATTATCAAAGAGCAAATAATAGAGAATGCGACAAATGGAATTGATACAGATTTTATTTTCATCAATACTCTAGGAGAACCAATAACAAATGCCAGGATTATTTGTGCATGGAAAAGACATGGTCAAAAAATCGGAATAGAAAAAAACATAACTACACATACATTTAGACATTCTCACATATCCCTACTTGCTGAGCTAGGCATTCCCTTGACTGCCATCATGGATAGAGTAGGACATAGTGACTCAAAGACCACACTAGAGATTTATTCCCATGTCACTCAAAAAATGGTATCAGACATATCTAGTAAGTTAGAAAAGATTAAACTATAA